GCAGCTCGTATAGGTAAAGTACCTGTAGATTTATTAGCAAAACTATTAAAAGAATATGGTATAGGAGATAATAAAAGTTTGTTCTTTGTAAACAATCATAACCTATATCCTAAAACATTAGGTGCCTTTGATAAGGTAAAATCGGTATACCAAAAACGATTTAATTTAGTAAATAGAAAAACAGATACGGGTATTTCAGACAATAAATTTATTGATAGTATGTTAAAATCGTACAATAGTGTTGACCTAAAAAATGGTGTATCACATACTAAACTAATGGAACTAGACTTTTTATACTGTATATACTCTATACCACAAGCAAAAAGAGACAGAATGTTGACAGATATGGTATTTTTAGCAGAGAAAAGAGGTCAACAATTTGGTCCATTTGGCAAGTTATATTAGTATAAATATAAGTACTTGATATATTGAATGAGAAAGTGAATTAATTTATGGATAAAATGAGAGAAAAATGTTTAATTTTAAAGGTTTCATAACTAAAGAAAAGAATACACATTTAGAACATCTAGAAGACGATATAATTAATAGAGGTTCAAGAGGTGGCGATAATGCTATAAAGTTTCTAAAATCAATTAGAAACATGTTGGTAGGGTCATCTGGTGCCAAAGTAAATATGTCTGTCAAATGGGATGGTGCGCCTGCTATTGTGTGTGGTGTCAATCCAGAAAACGGTAAATTCTTTGTTGGTACTAAATCTGTATTCAACGCAACTCCAAAAATCAATTATACACCAGGCGATATTAGAAGTAATCATAGTGGACCTGTTGCAGATAAACTAAACGTTTGTTTGAGAGAATTAAAAAAATTAAGAATTACAGGTATCTACCAAGGAGATTTACTCTTTACAAATGATACTAAAATACAAAATATAGATGGCGAAGCCATGATAACTTTCACACCAAACACAATTACATATGCAACACCAGTAAACTCTACTCTAGGTAAAAAAATTAGAAGAGCAAGAATGGGAATTGTATTTCATACAAGTTACACAGGTAAAGATATGAAAAGTTTAGGTGCTGGATTTGGTACAATATCTGGTAGATCAGGATCATCGGCAGTATTTTTAGCAAGTGCTGGGTATACAGATACATCTGGTTCATCAACGTTTACTAAAGGAGAACTATCTAGATTTGACGGTCTTATTAGAATGGCTGAAGGCTCTTTAGGTAAAGCGTCTACTATATTAAATGAAATGTCAAGATCAAATGATTCTTTATCAGTTGGTTTCAGACTAAAGGCTTTCTTTAATCACTATATTAGAAACACACAAGGCCATATGGGTAAGGTTAAACAATTGCAAAAAATGTTTAGAGATTACTACGAGAATATTTTAACGGAAGAAATAGCAAATAGAAAAACAGAAAAAGGTAAACAAAAGTATAGAGATATATTAGATACTAATTTAAAATTTATAGATAGAAATGAACAAGCATTATATTTTACTATAGCTTCTCACGTAAGTTTAGGTAATGCAAAGAACTTTCTAATACAAAAACTATCTCAAATACAAAGTATCGGACATTTTATTAGAACATCAAGTGGTTACAGAGTAACTAATCCAGAGGGTTATGTTGCAGTAAGTAGAGCTGCTGGTGCAATTAAATTAGTAGACAGATTAGAATTTAGTAGAGCAAACTTTACTATTGCTAAAGATTGGGTAAAAGGATAATGAAAACATTTAAACAGTACGTTACAGAGGTAGATAACAAATATGTTTATGCAGTTGAACAACCAAAGATTGTTTTAATTGGTGGTCCTGGTTCAGGTAAATCCACTTATGCAAAATTTTTAGTAAAAGAATTTAACATAAAACATATCTATCCTGGTGATCTATTAAGAGCAGAAAAGGCCAAAGGTGGCGATATTGCAAATAGATTATCTGATCTAGGTAAAGGTGGTTTTGCACCTAATGATATTGTTTTAGAACTAGTATTCAAGGCTGTTGCAGAGGCAAAGGGTGGTTTTGTATTTGATGGCTTTCCTAGATACATGCAACAAGTAAGAGATTTACAACACAAAAAGATTAGCATAAACAATGTGGTCTTTCTAAATGTAAGTGAAAAAGAAGTTATTAGAAGACTGACTGCTAGAGGTCGGGCTGATGATAAACCAGAAATTATAAAGAATAGAATATCTTTATATAAGAAAGAAACCGGTCCTGTAATTGATTATTACAGAGACAAACAAGGGTTCATAGAAATAAAAGCTGAAGGCGGAGAACCGGAAGAGATAGCAAACACAATAATAAATAAGGTTAGAAATGAAAACATTTAAACAGTACGAAAACAAAGTAGATGAAATTGATTCTATTTGTGAAAATATGAAATATGATGACCTTGTGGTAGAAGAAGCCGAACATCAAGGTAAAAAAGTAAAATTAAATAACCCTACCAGATCAAGTGATGGTAAAAAGAAGTTTTACGTATATGTAAAAAATGAAAAGGGTAATATAGTTAAGGTTGGATTTGGTGATCCGAATATGGAAATAAAAAGAGACGACCCTAATAGAAGAAAGAATTTTAGAGCGAGACACAATTGTGCTAACCCAGGTCCTAAATGGAAAGCAAGATACTGGAGTTGTTATCAATGGAGAGCTGGCGCTAAGGTGGATAATTAATAAAGGAGATATAATGTATATAAAAGGTGGAATGAAAAAACTAAGCAAAGCAATAGCAAAATCTACTAAAGAAAGTTTAGATAGAGAAATAGCTATCGCAGAAGAGGAACAAAGAATGATAGACGAAGCAAATGGTATCAAATTTCCTACAAATCCGGAAATAGACCAAACATATGAAGCGCCTCAACCTATATTAAATGAAGATAGAAAGTTAGTTGAGTTGGACGATGGTTCAAAATTAGAAGACATGTCAATCAAAGAAAAGATTGGTACATGGTCACATAATTTTAATCAATTAGACCCACACAATAAATTTTACTACTTATTAGAACAAGGTAAGGGCATTGTTGAACTAGATGATACAAAAAGAATAAATGGGTATAGAGTATACGGATGTGTTAGTCAAGTATGGGTATTGCCGTCACTAAAAGAAGAAAAGATGATCTTTGAAGTAGACGCTGACTCACATGAGGCTAGAGGTGTAATGTATATTTTACAATCAATATTTTCAGGTCACTCACCATCTGAAATTTTAGAAGTAACAGATCAAGAAATAATTGATATAGGTTTCTTTGAAACATTGAACGAAAAAAGACGAGAGGGTACTTTTGCAGTAGTCAATGCTATAAGAACATATGCCAAAGACATGGTTGAAATGTTATCAGACGAATAAAGCGGAACAGTAATGAAAAACTTACAAGAAGTAAAAGCATTTTTAAATGAGGGTGTCTATGACAAAGGCATTTTCAAGGCCTTCTTCTTGGCGGGAGGACCTGGATCAGGTAAATCTTTCGTTACACAAGCCGCTTTTGCCGGTGTAGGATTAAAAGTAGTAAACTCTGATACAATTTTTGAAAGAGAATTGTTAAAAGCAAACATGTCATTAAAAATGCCAGACGAGGAAGCATACTTTAGAGATAAGATAAGAGCAAAAGCAAAAGTTACAGCAGGTTCACAATTAGACGCCTATGTAAAAGGAAGATTAGGACTTGTTATTGACGCAACAGGTCGTGATAAAACTGTTATCAATAGACAATATTCTATGTTAAAAGCAATAGGTTATGATTGTTATATGATCTTTGTAAACACAAGTTTAGATGTGGCTTTAATGAGAAATGAATTAAGACCTAGATCAATACCAGAATATATTGTAAAGAATAGTTGGAACAAAGTACAATCTAATATAGGTTCTTTTCAACAAATATTCAGACCAAGTAATATACTAATTGTTGATAACAATAGATCAGAAAAAGAATTAGTAACCAATACTATTCAAACTGCTTCAAAATATATTAGAAGACAAATTAACAGGCAGCCAGATAATTATCTAGCAAAACAATGGATAGCAAGAGAACTAGCAGCTAAGAAAAGAATATGATTAAAAAATTTAAAGATTATTTAATTAAAGAAAGTATCATAGATATACCTAGAAGAACATATGCTCCTGGTGTATTTGATAAGGCTGATAGTAAAGACCCTATAATAAAACCTAGTGTCAAAAAACAAATACAAGATCAGATTAAAGAATTTGAAAAAGAATATCCTGTTATTAAGATAGCATTAATAGGATCAATACTAACAAAGAGATATAGAAATGACGCTGATCTTGACATTAATGTATTGTTTGATGTACCAAAAGAAAAACAAGAACAAGAAAGAGTTGATCTTTCTCAAAAGTATTTGTCAGCAAAGAACCCAAAAAATATTCAAGGTAAGTTAATACCTGGTACACAACACCCTATCAACTATTATTTTTTAACTGATCAATCAACTTATGATGATCAAAATAAAAAAGCAGACGCAGTGTTTGATATAGAAAACGATAAGTTTATTAAAAGACCAGACGACTTTACTTTTGATACAAACTTATATGTAAAAGAATTTGAAAGAAAAGTACAAGAGTTAGATGTAATTAAAGGTGAATTAAAAAGAGATATAATAGATTACAATGAATTAGTTGAATTACAACCAGATGATATCTTAAACTTACAAGACAAAATTAATACAAAGTTAGAAGAAATAGAAGATAGTATTTCAGATGTAATAAAGATAGGTGATGGTGTTGACGCAGAAAGAAGATCAGCATTTAATAGTGATATGACACCAGACCAAATAAGAAAGTATGGTATTAAAAATAGATTACCTAAAAATGTTATCTATAAAATGTTAGAGAAATACCACTATTTAAAATTCTATAAAAAATGTAAACAAATTTTAGATGATGGTAAAGTTACAGACGATGAGATAAAAAGTTTGACTAACGAACAAATAGATGAAATGAATTTAGAATCTATTGCTTCAGCATGGAACGACATGATTAGAAGAACATTTAAGGCACCTCAAATGAAAAGAGGTGTACAACTATATTTAAAATATTTAAGACAAGGTATGAAAGACGCTAAGAACAAGGCGGCTCAACATGCTGGTATAGACTATAACGAATTTGGTAAGGCAGTTAGAGACGCTGGTTTACCTGAAGAAGTAAACGAAGAAATAAGAAGACCAAGAAAATCAGTTGCATTTACTTTTGGTAGATTTAATCCACCAACTATAGGACATGAAAAACTTATTAGAAAAGTTAAGTCAGTAAGAGCAAATGATCACAAAATTTATTTGAGTAGAAGTGAAGACAGTAAGAAAAATCCATTATCGCCAAGTCAAAAACTAGCGTATATGAAAAAGATGTTTCCTTCTCACGCAAGAAATATAGAGATTAATAAAACTAATATGATATTAGATATAGCTACTACTTTACATAATAAAGGTTATACAGAGGTGTTTATGGTAGTAGGCAGTGACAGAGTAAGTGAATTTACAACCATATTAAACAAATACAACGATGTAAAATCAAGACATGGTTACTATAACTTTGACAACATCAATGTATTATCAGCAGGTGAAAGAGATCCAGACGCAGAGGGAGCTTCAGGTATGAGTGCAAGTAAGATGAGAGCTGCAGCTGCCAAAGACGATATAGGTTCTTTTAAGAGAGGTTTACCTAGTGGTGTAAACGCTGCTGATCTAATGAAAGATGTTAGAAAAGGTATGAGATTAGAAAATTTAGTTGATCAACCATCTACAAAAATGTTAACTATGGAACAATTTGATCAACAACAAATAAGAGACTTATATTTGAGAGATATGATATTTAATATCGGAGAAAAGGTAGACTATACCAAACAAGATATAAAAGGAACAGTTAAAAGAAAAGGTACAAACTATATTGTACTAGAAGATAACAATAATAATTTACACAAAGCCTGGATATGGGATTGTATACCAATCGCCAGTGATAAAGAGGTTGCAATTAGAGAACATAATTTAAATGTAGACTATGGCTTTAAGGCTGTATCTGAAAAGAAATATAATAAGATATTTGCCGACTTAAAGAAAGAAATTACGATGAAATTAGAGAAAGAAGCACATGAAATAGGCGCCGATTACGCCAATCATACTAAAGAAGTAACACCTGGTGAGGCTCCAGAAGCTAAACCAGTTGACGCAAAAAAGAGAGGGTGGCCTACACAAGGTTACAAAGAGATCAAGACAGAGGAAATATCTGAAAAAGATGTAAATAATTGGGCAAGTGAAGCAGATACAATAGATAAATATAAACAAAGATTTAAGGAGGAGTGGAAAATCAAGTTAGATGAGGCTGTGGCTAAAATGATCAGAGACTTGTAATACACCGTACTATGACTAAATACAGAAAAACAATGGCAGAAGCCTGGAACGAGGCGAATTTAATAGAGAGTGGTCTAATGGGAACTATGACCGATACTCAATTAGCAAACATCAAAAAAGTGTGGGCTAAAAAGACTATGAAAGACGTAACACCAAGTGTAAAAAATATGCTTGATAAAATGGATATGCCAACTAAAGTTGCAGTTAAACATGCTGGTATTAATATTCTTTCTAAAATAGTATTAAAAGATGAGGTAGATATGTCAGTTGATGTTTCAGAAACATACACTGTAGTTATCACTAAAAAAGATGGTTCAAAAATGGAACTAGGCAAGTATAATACTCCTCACGAGGCACAAAAATTTGTTGACATGTATGGTAAAGGTGCTAAGGTTAAAAAAGAAGAACTTCAAGGTCAAAAAGAAAAGAACAAAGACGAACTAGAAGAAGGCAAAATGTCAGACATTGACGCCATGAAAAAAGATGGTGCCTCCGCTAAAGACATTGCTAAAGCATTAAAGATTTCAGTAGCAACAGTTAAAGACATACTAGGCGAAGACGAACAACAAAACAAAGAAGATTTAGAAGAGTCTTTTAGTCCTGCTATGTTAGCAAAATTAAAAACAGAATTTGGTCCTTTAAAAGGTAAAACTATTACAGCTGCTAGAGCAAAACAGTTGATGAATATTTTAGATAAATTAAAAGATAAAGATTTAGAAACTTTAAAAGGTGCAGGTATACCTTTTGTTTCTGGTGGTGCAATGTCTAAACTTTCAGTAAGAAAAATGAAATTCAAAGTAACTACAATTAATCCTTTCAAAGAAGAAACAACGGAAGAATCTTATACAGTAAAATACGTAGACCCTTTAAATAAAAAAAACTTACGTATGAAACATGCTGATGAAAAAGACGCTCAAGATATGATGGATAGATTAAAAAAAGCAGGCGTTAAAGATATTAAAATTGTAAAAGAAGATTTAGACGAGGCTTCATTTGAAGAAGCATGTTGGGTAGGATATAAACAAGTAGGTATGAAAAACAAAGGTGGTAAACAAGTACCTAATTGTGTACCTGAAGAAAACGATTTAGAGGAAGAAGTATTAGATGAAATGGCTGCTTTAAGAAAAAAAGCAGATAAGTCCGGTATCTCATTTAGTATTCTAAAAAAAGTATTTGATAGAGGCATGGCTGCTTGGAAAGGTGGTCACAGACCAGGTGCAAGTCAGCACCAATGGGCTTATGCTAGAGTAAATTCATTTATCACAAAAGGTAGTGGTACATGGGGTGGTGCAGATAAAGATTTAGCTAAACAAGCAAGAGGTCAAAAAGAAGACCTTGACGCAGTGCCACAAGATAGAGACGTTAAGAAAAAAGATGGTACTCAACCTAAAAAATACTATAAAGGTTTAAGTAAAGATGTTAAAGGCGCAAGAGCTTCACACTTTAAGAACAATGATTCTAACAAAGAGGCACCAGGAGATAAAGACGCAAAAACTAAACCATCTATTCACACACAAAAATATAAAAAAATGTATGGCGAGGGTGCAAGAGAATTAGTATTAAAATTCTTAAAACAAAAAATGCAAACTTCCAAGGAGGAAAAATAATGAGTTATTTAAAAAATAAGCCAAACTCTTTAGAAGATATGGCAAAACAAATGCAGATACACACTAATGAATCTGATTACCAAGATAAATTTAAAAAAGAATTAGACAAAGCCGGCAAAGGTATAGGTTCTATGACACCAAAAGAAAAAAAAGATTTCTTTAATAAGATAGACAAAATGCATACGGCAAAAAAAGAAAACGTTAACGAAGAAGTTAATTGGACAGAAGCTGCTGAAGAACAAGAGAAAAGATCAGACGAAGCTAAGTATTATAAAGCTGAAGAAAAATCTGAAATTCCAGCAATTGATAAAGACAATAAACCTGGTGTTAAGATCGCTAAGATTAGAGCAATGAAAAGTGACGACAAAGAAAAGAAAGAGTCAGAGATTGATAAACTTAAAGATCAAAACGCATTATTAAAACAAAAATTAGAAAACGAAAAACACAAGGCAGTTAAGCCAGCACCTAATAAAGATACAGGCGAAGTACCTTTATCTATTGGTATTGCTTACAAACATCTAAAAGATAAGATGAAAACTGAAGCTGCTAAGTATAAAAAAGAACAAAAAAAAGACGAAACTCAAACTAGAGATCAAGAAATGGCAGACCCTAAAGGTAAAACTGACACAGGCCAGCCTAAAACTCCAGTTGAAATGAATCCAAAAATTAATCACTCGTTTTAGGGAGAATATAGATGGCGTGGGTAACAGTACCAGGTACTAGTAACATTTGGCAATATGAAAATACTGCTACAGCCTCTAATACATATTCAGACTCAGCCGCCGGTGCTAACTCAACTATATCAGGTGGAATAAGAACGTATACTAAACCAGGCACCAGTAGTACTGTAAAAACTTATATCAGATGTAGGAAAACAGGAACAACTGTTGAAAGAGGAGAATTATCCAAAACCTACTATGATGGACAATAAGAATACCAGAATATATTGTGACATGGATGGTGTCCTTTGCGACTTTGTAAAGGGTGTTGAGAAACTACATGGTATAACTATTAATAACTGGTCATACGGAAGTAAAACTGAAAAGTGGTCTAAAGTAAAAGCAACGCCTAAATTTTGGCATACACTACCATGGCATACTGGTGGTAGACAACTCTGGTCTTTCATATCAAAGTACAAAGCACATATCTTATCAGCATACGTAGAAGAAAGTTTTGATCCTAATTGTATACCAGGCAAGACACATTGGGCAAGAACAAATTTAGGTATACCAGGTAACAGAATTAATCTTGTTAAACGAGTACAGAAACAAAATTACGCAAGGGTCATGGGCAGTCCTGCCATTCTAATAGATGACTATAAGAAAAATACAGATCAGTTTAAAGCAAGAGGTGGTATAGGCATACACCATACTACAGTAGGTAACACTTTAAGAGAGTTAAGATCGTTAGGTTTCTAACTTATTTCCGTTATAAATAGTGTTAGTTATAACAACAAAGTTAATTAATTAATTAAGGAGAAAAACAATGGCTTTATGGGGAAACGATATTAAACCCAAAAACTTAACCGAAGCTGAGAAGAAGGAAGTATACGCTACTGCTTCAGGCTGGGTTAGAGAAGCGGGTTCAATTCTTTCAGGTAATGATAACACGGCTGCTACACCAGAAGTTTTGGTTGCAGTTGGTCAACTTGCTACTAATATGGGTGCAGGTGATATCACTGAAATAGAATTTATTACGACAGCATTTGATAAATCTGCTGGCGGAACACTACAAGTAAGAGTAAGATTTAATGAAGACGTAACTGTAACAGGTACACCGACATTATCAGTAACAAATGGTAATCAAGGTTCTGGTTCAGGTAGAGGTCCTCACGTATTATCTTATGCTTCAGGATCAAACACTAATGAATTGGTATTCAGTTTAGTTGTAGGAGCTAATAATGCTGCTACTAACGCTGACGATGTACTAACAATTGGTACTAACGCAATGGCACTTAACGGTGGTACAGTAAAAGATAGAGGTACTAATACTAACTCTACTATTACTAACGCTTCATCAATAGGTACAGCGGCTGGTTCTTTAACAGTTGTAGCTTAATAAACAATTTTGAATAAACTAATATTATAATACTAGTAAAATAATAAGGAGAAACAACATGGCAACAGTTAGCAAAATAACTTTTGAAGGTGATACTGGAGATTTCAACAGAGCTCTTGGCGGTACAATAACTGCTCAAGTGGTAATGAGTGAAGACGTAACAGTATCAGGAACGCCTGTTCTTAATCTAACTAATGACAATGCTGGCGAAGGCGATAGCAGAGTACAGTGGTTAGAAATGTCAGCTCATAGCGGAAACGAAATGACTTTTTCATACACTCTAGAAGCAGATGATAAAAAATCTGGAGCAGTAGATGACAATATAACAATAGGAGCTAATGCATTAGCATTAAACGGTGGAACTATCAAAAACAGAGCAAGTGGTGATGACGCAACTATAACTCATTCAGCACAAGCTGGTTCAAGATTAGTTACTTGGATCACACCAACGTAATATTATATAAAATTTTATAGGGGTCCTAAAAAGCCCCTATATAATAATAACAATTGATGTAGTCAAATGGCTACAGTAGCATTCCCGAAAGGGTTTTAAAAGGAGAAAAAATGGCAGACAAAAAGGTAACACAATTAACTGATCTAGGCGACGCTCTAGATACAGCAGATTTATTTCATATAATAGATGACCCGAGTGGTACACCTATTAACAAAAAGATTTCAGCTGAAAATGTATTCAATAATATTCCAAGTTGGATTGCATTAAAACAAACAGCACAAACAATAACAGCAAGTGGATCAAGTCAAGCGGCTGATCTAACTTCAGCAGTGACTTTGATTGACGCTACATCGGCAACAGCACCAACAACACTAGCGGCTGCTTCAACAGATGGACAAATTAAAACAATTTTAAATTCGTCTACAGGTGGAACAAATGCAGTGACAATTACACCATCAAACTTTAAACAAGGTACTACAGTTACATTAAACGCTCCAGGTGAGTCAGTAACTATGATTTACAAGTCAAGTTTTTGGTATATAATCGGTGGTGAGGGTTACGTAGTAGCTTAATATATAATATAATAGGAGTATATAATGGTAATTGATGAAAAATTATTACTAGAGGAAAAAGAGAAGTTAACAAAAGAGTTTAATGATCTTGCCTCTAAAATTAAGAGTGTTGAGTTAAACGTAGGTACTATGAAAGCAAATTTAAATGCAATCAATGGTGCTATACAACAAACAGACAATCTTTTAAATAAGGTAAAAGAACAAACAGATGAAAAAATTTAAATCATTCATAAAAGAAGAAGATTTAAAAGACTTTGAGGAAGATTGTTTAGCAGGCAAAAAACCTGTTAAACAACCGACCGAAGAAACAGAAAAAAAGGAAACTAAAGAAGATGAAAACATTTAAGAAGTACTTAAACGAACATGGAATAGGCGTTGGTACACCGGAAGTTAACTCTGTAGAAGATGGTAGCATTGGTGTTCACAATATACATGATCCTGAAGTTTTAAAAAGAGTAAATGCTTTTGTGGGATCAATAGGCGAAAGAGAATACATTAAACCAGGTTTTGCAATTGACGAGTTAAGAACTAAACTGTCACAAATAGGATTACAAGTTAGTCCTTGTGCTATGGACGGTGATAGTGGAACAGTTAATTGTGAAGTTACGGCTAATGGTGGAAGATTTGGTAAGGACATAGATGGTTCTGATATTAATGATGATGGTATATCTCACAGAAAAGAGGGTGGCCTTAAACTAGAGGTTAAGTACGAAACATTAAAAACAGGAACATCAAAAGTCTACGCTAAATTAGTATAGGCTATAATGTTCAAAGAAATAACCAAAGAAAACTGGTTGCTTTTTGCACAGCATAATTATGATAATCCTACTCTAGAAGACGAGAAGGAATTCTATGAAGATATTAAAAGAATAAGATATCTAAAAAGGTTATTTCGTAAGTATAGTGTAACAGGTAAACTAAAAGTTAGATTAGTAGTTAATCACTTGATAGTATTACAAAACGTATTCGGAGTTGAATGTGCTGTTTCATTATTACTGTTTAAAATAGATAGTAAATATTGGGGAATATTGAAATCGTTTTTAGAGTACCTTGAATACTTATATCCACACGAGTTAAAAAGTATTGAAAGAGATTCTGAAATACAAAGACTATTAGAGGAACTATAATGAATAGAGGTGTAGATTTATTAATAACATATAGAATTGTCAAGATGTTATCAACACCATTTAAAAAGCAAGACGCTTTTAAATATGGTATCATTGACGACAAAGGTACTGTATTAAGAAAGTTTAGAACTATCACAAGTCCAAAAGAAAAGAGAGCATATACTTTACTTCATAGATTTGTATTTAATCTAAAAAGACTACTAGCCAAAGCAGGAATTAGAGGTGCTTTAGGTTCTTTTGCAGTTGCAGCCGCTCTTTTATTTAAAGAAAATAAAGAGGCTAAAAAACACCAATTGGTAATAGAAGCCGCTGTGGTCACATACTTAAAACAAACAGATCAGTATGACTCTATGTTATCAGAAAACATAAATATACCAGACATACAAGAGACGCCAATTATGAATTGTTTTGGTGTTGACGTGTTTGAACAAAACGGAGAATTAATAAGCGAGTACGATTATGACAAAACATTATAAAGCAATGATGGATGAACTCATCAATAAGATGGACGAAGACGCTCCAACTAACGCCACAGGTACGGCCGTTGCAGGTACAGGTGATGACAATACAGTACATGCTTTAACAAAATCACATAACAAATATAAAAGGGATAACTTAGCTACAGCAAAAGGATATGTTGGTTCTGTTGTACCTTTATCAGCAAAAATTAAAGAAAGCGATGACAATAATAATGTAGTATTAAAAGGTGTACTAGATAAAATTGATAGTATAGAAATTAAGATAGATGAAATGACAGAAACACCTACGGAGATTGTTGAAGAACAAGAACCACAATACAAAACATTTAGAGACAAATACAATGCTTAAAAATTTAAAATCATTTAAAGAATATTTTACTGGACAAATATCAGGTAGTTTTAAACCACATATGATGTATGATCCTAAAACTGGCGACAGTAAAATGGCAAACAAAGAAGCCGATCATTTAGCACTAAAGAAAAAAGGTTGGGGTCACAAAAAAGAATATGTAGGTGGGTCTATTGGTGGTCAAAGAGGACCAGGTCTAGGAAATTTTAGACCAATGGCCAGTATGAAAAAACAAGAAGGCACAGCATTACATGGATACCTAATCAAAGCAGGTATTATAAAAAAATAAGGAGAAAAATGGAATATATAGATTTAGCAATACAGCTAGCGACAAAATTCTGGATGTGGACTGTATTGATATCACTAATTTTAATTGGTGCAATTATTAACTGGTCAGACAGAATACATTTAAAAGGCAAAGATAGAAGATTTAAATATGATGAAATGCCACATATGAAACCTATATTAATACCAACTAAAGGAAAAGGTTTTTGGGGTGGTATATTATTATGGTTATTAAGTGTAAGAACATGGGAATTAGCCAAAGATTTTAAATATGAACTAGACGGAACAAAATATGTTATACCGGAAGGTTTTATATTTGATGGTGCAAGTGTACCAAAATTTTTAGCCTCGTTTTTATCTCCAATAGGTGTTTTACTTATTGGTGGTTTAGTACATGATTATGCCTACAAGTATACTGCTTTAAGACAGCAAGGTACTAGTAAAGGTGCAATAACATTATTAGACAAAGCAGAAGCAGATAGAATATTCAGAGACATTAATATAGAGGTTAACGGATTTCATCTACTAAACTATTTAACTTATTGGGTATTAAGAGGTTTTGGTTTTGTAGCTTGGAACAAACACCGAAAGGTGAACGCAAAAATAAAATAGGGATATAAATGAAATATCAAGATTTTAAAAACGACACTATAAAAAAAGGGAGAAAACACATGAATTGGATAAAAGGAAGATGTAAAGAGTTATCATCATTACATGGTGGTGCTTTAATTGCAATGGGACTTGTTGTTCTATTTGCAGGACCATTTGCTAAAATGGCAGCTTGGGCTGCTATCGCATACGGAGTATGGGCAATTTGGAAAAAAGACTGATTGATAATCCATGGGAATTAGATTATTTTTTATAGGCATAATACTAAGCGCCCTTTTGGGCGCTGGTGCCTATGTTATGAAGTTACAAAAAGATAACGCTATCTTAAAAGGTAATGCTATCAAAATGGAATCAGCAATTGCTGATCAAAAGAATTTAATTGAAAGTCAAAAAAAAGATTTTCAAGAAATACTAGACGCTAACAATAAGATGAACGAGTTAGTAAACGTATTAAAAAAAGATTTAGAAGACCTTGATAAAAGGTTTAATAAAAAGAATAGAGACGTTGGTAAATTAGCCATAGCTAAAACAAAGTCTATTGAAAGAATAACAAATGGTGCTTCAGCACTTGCTACAAGATGTATTGAGATCGCAAGTGGATCACCTCTAACAGAGGAAGAAAAAAATGCTACAAAGAAGTCAGAGATTAATTCTGAATGTCCTAGTATTGCTAACCCTAATTACGTTCCTTACTAGTTGTAGTAGCGTAAAGAAGTTAAGCATATTTAAAGAAGAGGTTGCTAGGGAAAAACTCAATTTGAACACCCCGACACCACTTGAATTGGAAAATTTAAGATGGATTATAATCACTTCGGAAAATGCAGATGAAGTGTTTAAAAAGCTAGAGGAACAAGGCATAGATCCTGTTCTATGGGGACTTACAGATAAAGATTTTGAACTGCTAGCAAAGAACTTTGCA